ATCTATGAAGAGGGGGGCTAGTTTTTAATGACCCCCTCCCCCCATCTTAGATCGTCCCCAAATTTTTATATTCTTCATCTTCAAGTTCTTTCTGTAACTTTTTTATTTGCTTTTCTTGTTTTGCTAACACCATCTGCCTATGCCAAACATTTAAATCAACACTAAGTCCAAGCTCTTCGCTTAGCTCTTCGTCATCAATCTCTGTTAGTAGATGGATGTTACGAATCATTGCTCGATCTCCTGAAACGAAGAACGTGAAACCTTCTTCCACATTCCTGAAACATTCTCTTCACAAATCTCATCAATTGCTTCTTGTATAGCAAGAGCCTGGTCAGGCTCAGACAACTCATAAGAAACTTTAGCTATCCTGTCTAAAAAGGATGGGGTGTTATAACCCATTCGTTGATCGTAAGCATACCATGCTTCGAACTCAGTGAATGGATTAAACGGATTGTCAACTGTTGTAAGCATGTACTCTGTTGGTTTGCTACTCATGTCCACCTCACTCACTAAGACTTACTTTGAGTGTACTTAGTGAGACACCAAGTGCATCAGCTACATCCTGTTGTGTATAGCCAGATGCTAGCATTCGTTGTGCACGGGCTAGTTTAGTGGACGTCATCTTGGGCGCATGCTTAGGCAAAGCAAGGTTACGGACAGTATCAACATCACTATGAGTAAAGATTTCTTGCAACTTAGAAGGACTAACAGCACCTGCTTGGATGGCGTTCCATTCGGCTTGGGTAATGATGATCTTGTGTTTCTTAGCCTTTGTCCTATTCCTTGCTTCAGTCAAAGCTTGTTGTTTAATCTTCTTAACGTCCTCAGGCTCCATGTGTGGATTAGACTGGCGTTTCTGAGAGACCTGGGCATTTGCTAGGAGCTGGGCCTGTCTTTCAAGGGGCGCATTCTTTTTAGCCACATTCAGTTTGTGATTTAGAGAGGCCACTTCATTTCGGTAGGCGGTCTTTGCTGACTCATTAGCTTTATCTGGCTTGATGTGTACAGCTTCTTTTCTAGCCTGGTTAGCCATGGCCTTAAGCTTGTTCGAATGGCCAGCATAGAGATTCTCCATAGCAGTATTACGAGGCCCAACCAATTCGAAAGCATCATCTCTTACTTCTAGTTTCTTAACTGTTTGTGTAACCGGAACCATACGACCTGTTTCTCTACCCTTCTTAAACTCAGGCCGCATACGACCAGTTGGTTCATATATCTTCTTTCCCGTAACAGGATCAATAGGTCCGCCTCTTTTGGCAGGCCTTAGTTCTCTTTGTGGAATTCTTTCTGTAGAACCTTTCCTACTGATCAGAGTCTGAGCACCAGCCCGCTTTCCACCCTGATACCGTTCTTTCAAAGCAAGAATACCGTGATCCTTTTCAGATTGCCGATAATCAAGGCCATGCTTTTCTGCATCGATGACAACCATGGAATGCTTAATTGCACGGGCAAGTTCGTCGGTGCTTGCTCCATGAATCGTCATGTCAGTGATCAAGTTGGAAATCTTACCCATCTCCTGTCCCTTTTGCACACTGTTCATTCTAGGGATAGGAGAATCTTTCGGAAGCTTGTAAGTCTGAGGATCGAATCCTTTCAATCCTTCAAGTGGATCTGTGGTCTTCACGGCTCTACGATTATTGGGAATAACAAGAACAGTATCGCCATCAAAGTCCGCACCAGAAAGATGGTGAGCTACCTGATGATTAATACCAATTGCGTCTTGAGCTGAGGTTCCCAATAGTTTACGAGCTTCTCGGTTGCGGTTGTTTACCGTCAACTGAGGAATCTCGAAAGTACCACCATGAGGAAATCGAACTAGCGCTACCTGTTCGCCATTCCTCATACTTGGTGCATACACTTCAGTTGGCTTCATCGAGGAAACCGGAAGAATCACTTTTGTCGCTTGCCTTGGTAGGTTCGCGGCTTTGAGATGAACTGATGCTGAATCAGTCTGATCGGCAAACTTTAGCAGAAGTTCTTTGCGAACTGTCGAATTGGTAAGCGAATTGATTTCGTCGAACTCTCGCTTTCGACGTTCAAAAGTGAGATCTAGCTGTTGCTTTGCAAGAGAAGGATTTTGCTTTGACAGCATCTGTGAAGAAAGAGTTCGAGACCATCGGTCCCAAGAACCCTCAACACCAGAACCTTCTTTTACACCAACGATATTTAAAGCAGACGTGACTTTACCTGTTTTTGGGTCATGAATCTGTCGAATCACAGAGCCAAAGGGAAAATCAGGATCATCCTCGAGCTCTTTCATTACATCCTTCTTGCGTGGATTATCACTATGACTTTTACTAGTATTGAAGACAAGGTCCACGCCGGGAGGAAGATCGTCCTTGTAGACAGCCATGCCCTTGATGTAGTGCGTTCCATCGATAGCGATTCGGACCTGACCATAATGGTCAGATCCTAGGTCTAGATCTTTTCTGCCGGGACGCACATAAATAACACCGTCTGCTTTGGCGCCACCATCTTCTGCGTAGTTAACTCGCAAACGCTTTGAGTTGACTGAGATGGGTGGCTGAGTCTGGAAGAAGCTACGGCCATGATCATCTGAGTAACCAGCAATTTGCTTAATATCTTTTCTATTCTGCTGCACATGAGAAAGTGTTGTTCCTGGGGGAGCCAAAACTTTCATATGTGTAAACTGATCTTGACCGAAGATCTGTCGGATCTGGATATTATGAACCGCATATCCTTCTTCTCTTAGCGCAGCGACAGCTGTGTCAAGTCGAGTTCTAGTGACACCCATCCATGCTTCAACACCACGACCGACGTCAACCATACCTTTTTCTTTTACCTGATCCTTAAGGAAGTTAGCTGTCGTCTGCAGAGCATCGGCTTTGTCTTTTTCACCAGGAGCAAGAAGAGCTCGCACAGAAGACTCATTGCGACCCATTCGCTTACCAATCTCGACGTTCGACCAACCTTTTTCTTTCAAACGTTGAGCGGTAAGAATATCCTGTTGTTTCTGCTGAGCACGAGCAATAGATCGAGCCGCAGTAAGCTCGTTCCTTGAAACGCCGACACCTCGAGCGATTTCAGTATCGGTCATACCTTTTTCTCGAAGGCCACCAATGTAATCCAGAAAGTCTCGATTGCGTTTATTTTGTGTACTACCAGATCCCCAAGGATAGCGACCAGAACGGCGAAGGATGCCGTAATGCGCAAGATGCTGTTCTTCAGTACGAATCACGACTCCTCCTCTAGTCTTCGATGACTGAGCAACGCGTCGAATTCTTGAATTTTATCCATGATAAATATAATGTCTTCTGGATCAGCATCATACACCATAACCTCATTATCTTGATAGATGCGCAGCTCGATTTTGATCTCGCGAGGGTCTTTGTCATACTCGAGACAAAATAGTGCAGCATAAACTTCAAGTTGATGAACTGAACCGGGAAACACACCAGTCTTTAAGTCATGAATTCGAAGAGTGTTGTACCGAAAAGAAATGGTGTCAGCAGTACCAAAACAATTTTCAGAATAGTACAGAACCTGTTCGCATTGCATCTTGTACCTGATGGCATCGTTAATGTATAAGCCAACGGTTCCGACTAGCGGTGATTCTCTGCCTGCCTGAATTTCTCGCATTGCGTACTCGTGTTGTGCGACACCATATGCTCCAGCTTGAGCTGCGGTCCAACGCTCAATCAAACGATGTGGCGTGTAGTGAATCCAGTGCCACTGACTAGGGCTAAGAAACGCGTGTTCTCCTTGGAGATTCAAATGCCTGTTGAAGCGCACCTAAAACCTCCTCCTCATTTTCCGGGCAAATATAAGCAGCAAACGACATATCGTTCAGCCTGCTGATGTAGAAATCTTGGTTAGGCTGCGATGCTGCCATCGGAGAAGTCTTCACTTCTAAGGCTGCCCAACATCTGTTCCAAAGGATGACTAAATCAGGAAAGCCTTGACGATAGTTGGCATCGGTCTTGAATACTGAACAACCCGGAAAGATAGATTCAAGCCTTCTAATTATCCTATTTTGGTATGCTCCTTCCCTCATTAGCGTCTCCTTCGCAAAAAAGACGTAGGGTTAGCTTCCCCCTTCTATTATATTATGCGTTTCAATCACTAATTAATATCTAAAGTGAAATTTAGCCTTTCCATGAATACCAGTTGACGAATCTGTACCATAACTTTTTCAAGTATCGCATCTCAGACCTCCACTATCCCAAATTCCTGGTATGTTGGCCAAACGTAAGTGCGATTCAAAACCGAGAGAACTAGATCTTGTTCAAGTAGACCATATTGCTTAAAGCACTCGGTTGAGTTTGGGCTTACCTCACCTGTTTTCAAATCGACCAGCGGCTGTAGGATTGGTTGTTCGTACGGATGTCTAATCTGTTGGTTGTACTTAACTGCAAACCAACGTGGACGCCAGGCTAGGTTTTCGACACGATTGTTATGACGATCACCATCAAGGTTGATAGGAGTATCAAAAGCACCAGAGGGTTGGGGAATAAAAGCCTTAGCCACCAGTAGTGGGACCGACCTGTGTTTTTGAACACCATCACGCATCATCCCTACCTGCACCAATCCATATTGATTTTCATTCAAGGCCAAGATTCTATAAGTCTCGTTAGCGCGAATCCTACCCATGTCGCTAACACTGTAGTCAGGGAAATTTTCTATCTGTTTCCAGAGCTCCATCCATACTCCAGACTTTAAAAAGCACTCGGGCAAGCTGCTAAAAGCACTTGGGGAAGCTGTGGCCAAAAACCCGGCCAAAAACTTTTGTAAAAAAGTTTCTATAATCATCAACCTAATATCTATTATGCCTATATTCTATATATTACTTATTAGGTCCGCGCGTAGGGAAAAGTTTTTAGGAATGTTTTTGGCCACAAGGTATTTACACGTTTTGGCTTGTTTTAGCCAAATCGCCCTAACAAGCTGTGGTCAAATTTGGCCACATTGAAATTTTCCTTCCGTTTTAGGCTCGAAAAGATCGCACCGTCGACAACACTTTTGCTCCTTAGCACAAAATAGTACAAATCTATGTAATTCGTATTAATTCTATCTATTCTTCCATGTGCCTGTTCCCACTGTTTGTAGGAATATGTGGGCGAATAGAAGACAACCGTGTCCGTTTCGGTACAGTTCCAACCCTCAGATCCGGCCGCATACTGAACCAGATAGACCCAAGTATCGGTGTCTGGAATCAGCTCGTGCTTGTGGCCGTTCCACTCAGCTACCATTGTAAGGTCCTGTAAGCGCCTGAGAAGCATCAGTTCGTAGTCAAAGTTGTAGAACACCACTATCTTAGGATTCGAGCTTAGAAGCTCTCTGATCGCTTTTACCCTACTTGGATGCTCATTGACAACCCGCCGCATAACCAGAAACAGCTCGGCAATATCACGAATCGGCTGGTTCTTGTAGATGTTCCAGCGATTCTTCATCACACTGTCCAGCAACTCTTTGTTGAAGGCTACTTCTCTGCTCAAATTGTGCCGAATCGTCAGCTTCTCGTAGGGCATGTGCACTTGGATCTGATTGCGCAGTTTGACTAGCCGTGCTTCCCCCAGATAACGATCAACTTTTGGAAACTTCGCGTAGGGCTTATAGACCACATGCTCGCGCTTAAACGCGGTACGGTTCTTGTAGAAGCCGTTGGCGATGAATACAGGGATATAGTCCAGCCAGGTATCGCCCGGGGTGGCGGAGAGTAGAAGCCAGTGATTGTTCTTGGTGATCTTAAGAAACGACTTGACCCACAGTCCGGCCCCAACCACTTTCTGCTCGTCGAAAATAAAGAAAGC